GTGCGGAGGTGCACCAGAGCACCAGAGCCACAGAATAGCTGCGTACAGGGCGGTCACTGACCGCCGCTACCGATAGTGCGTACAGAGCGCCGCTACCGATGGTGCCTACAGGGCGGTGCGGGGCGCGGGTGCGGAGCCGGGAGGGGACAGCCAGGACCCTACAGATGCCCTATCGGATCGGGCATAGCAAAAGCCCGCAGCGGGTGCTGCGGGCTTTGCGCTATTTGCCGGGATCGTCGGCGCGGCGGGCAAGGATCTCCTCCATGAAGTCGGCCAGCTTAGGCCAGAACTCCGGCGGGAGGTCGGCCAGCGCGAGCAGGAAGTCCCGGCGAAGGTCGCCCGGCGGGGCCTCCGAAAGGCTGCGCGCGAGGTCGAGGATCTCCTGCCGCAGCGTGCGGGGGACGAACGTCTCGCCCTGCCCCTCGCGCAGCCAAAGCTCGGACACGCCGTAAACGCGGCAAATGTCGCGGATCGTCCGGTCGGAGGGACGCCGATCGCTCGTGCAGAGAACGGCGATAAAAGATCGGCTAACGTTCAAGCGCTCGGCAAATTTCTCCTGTGTGAGTCCAGAATGCTTGAGGACGGCTGCGATTCGATCGTTGATTTCGGCCATGCTATCACCACCTTTGTTACTAGAATACCACATCAATGCCAACCAGTCAACAAAAAGTTATCAAGAAACAAATAAATGTTGACAAGAGGCCGCGAGTGTGGTACTATGCTTTTAGGAAACATAAACTAGTTACAGCGAAACAAATCCAAGAGACGAAAAGGGAGGAGGCGAGGGGATGCGTGGGATGCTGATCATGTTCTGCATCACGACGGCCGCAGCGGGAACGTTTGTTTGCGTGCTCGCTGCGCGGCGCATGGTCGATCGCGGGACGCTGCTGACGATCAGTGGGGTGCTTCTGGGGATGCTGGCTCAGCTGGCCCTGTTTGGGCTGATGCTCGTGAGAGGATGAGAAGCGCCGCAGAGAAGCACTCATCCGTAATACAGTTAGTGCAATGCTGGCGCTGAAACAGATCTGCGATCCGCGCGAACTGCGTCTGAAGCTCCGCATCCGGGCAAAGAATCTGGAGGCGGTAGGCCGCAGACAAAAAGCGCCAGAAAGAATCCCCGCGATCGACCTCAGACATGCGGGCGTAGCTATCGCAGAGC